TGTGAATTGGATATCACCCAAAACTCCAGCTGTATCACCAGTTGCATTGTTTGGTATCCCCGGCCATTCTGTTCCAGGCATATTGAGGATCCCATTACCAGACAATTGAGCTACAACAGATTCAGTAGAAGATCCGTCCCACTCAACAATTACAGACATTCCATTACATATCCATTGAATTTTGGTAATTAAAAGTTCGTGATCTAATTCCGTAAAACTTCCACTGTTTGCTACGGTTTCTGTATGTGAACCCGACACACCCCCAACAATCGCATCTCCATTAGACATACCAGTATCAATTGATGTTGCTTTTTTATTTGAACTATCCCATCCAACAACTTCAACAATAGAGGCACCCGCTGTAAATCCAGTAACAACAAATGTTTCGGCTCCTCCTGTTGTTAATACTTCACCTATTTTAAATTTTTCTGTTGATGCAGCAGACAAAGTAATTGTGTGTTTTGCCCAACTAAGTTGAGACGCATCAATTTTCTTAACGTTAGATTCGCCCGTACCATCTGAAATATTTGTAAATTTGTAAATTACTCTTCGTTCAGTATCTATTAATTTTTGACTTGTTACTGCATCAGCCATTTTCTACTTCCTCGTCTTCTTTTTTAGTTAAGAACGAACTAGCAACATCTTGTTTTTTGTTCTCTAAAGCAATCATAATTTTTTGTTGAAGTGCATCAGTAATTGCTGATTTAACCTCTGCTGCATCCCCATTAATTGACATTGACACGATATTATCAATTGTAGATGTTTCCGACATAGTTACTCCTGTTTTATTATATTTATACTATTTATAAACTTTTTAACCACTAATGACTTTTAAATCGAGTTTACCATCAGTAGGATCGTATTCATCCCATTGATTTTCTTCTTCACCCTCTGTACCCTCTCCACCTTTTTCTTTTTCTATTTGTTTTTGTATATCATCGATTTCCTCTTGTGTTAATTTGAGGATATTTTTATTAACATATTCCATAGAAAAATATTTACCTACAACTTCATCTCTATACCCCATATCATTAACTAAAATACCGAGACGTTCTTTCATCATTTGTGCATTTTTTAATTCAGCAAAATGTGAATCAGTTTGCCATTCATAAACAATATTATGTTTTATGCTAGTCCAGTCCTGACGAGAAATGATACCCTTAAGTAATAGTTGTTTTTCTAAAACATCATCAAATAATAAATTAAATCTTGCTCGCAACCGTTCAACAAATCTGGTAAATTTCACTTCATCTCTTGAAATTTCTTCTGCTCTACCTAATATAAAACCTGAATCTTGCTCTAATCTTGATGGTGGAACATTTAATGCTTTATATAATTTAGATTTGAAATATTCCACATCATCTAACTCGCCTAAATTTTCGCCGCCCGGTAAAGTAGATATTTCAGTACCTCTGCCACCTTCTCGTCTCGGAAGCCAGTAATCTTCTAACATACTCATATGTTTTCGGTCGTCTTTAACTTCACCGGTTTGAGAATCATAAACTAATTTATTCTTATATTTGTTCATGATATCCCGTAGATACTGTTCCGCTTTCACTTTAGGTAAATTACCTACATCAATATAAAAAATTCTACGTTCAGGTGCTCTCGAAATACGGTATATTACTACCGCATCTTCTATCATTCGAAGTTGGTTGAGAGGTTTAATTGCTTTGTGTAAATGGCCCAATACCATTTTCCTATCAGGTGTTAATATACCAGAATGCACATAAGCAATAGAATCATTAGATATTTGTATTGATTCACCGCCTGCCTGGTCCGAAATTCCTCTATCATTAAATATATAATATTCTTGAAAATTAGTTGTATCTATTTCTTGACCAGAGTAACCTTCTATTATTTTGGGTTGCCTTACTTTTTTGATTTTTAATGGATCAATAAATCGTAATTCTAATATTCCGCGTTTAGTATTTTTTATATCAATAATAATATGAAAATATAATCTTCCGTCAACATACCATTTTCTAAATAAATCATAACCTGTTTTCCTAAAATCCAACAATCGCATTATTTCACTAAATTCTTTTTTAATATCATCTTTAATACTATCTGAAAGTAGTGATTTTTCTAAACTTATACTAACAGGAGTCATTTCCCTGTTAGCAACAATTGTTTCATTCACAACATCATCTATTGCTTGATCACATTCAGGGAACGTTGCCATATCACGATATTTTAATATCATTTCTTGTTCATTTTTAGTGGCACCTTCTAGGTCTACGTATGTGCCATAAGCGCCCCCCGAAGGCCCTGCCTCTAATGCCCCGTCTTCAACTTCAGGTAGAGTAAAAGATTTTTTAAGTTCTTCGTCTTTTCTACCTATAGTGAAGCCAAATAATTTAATCGCCATATATATATTCCATTAATTATACTATACCTGAACTATCAGAAGTCCAGTGTGAAAATTCCCAGGTCACATCAAATGTTTGTATTTCATTTGTTTCCCAATCTAATGTAACTTCTGCTACAGAAGATGGCCATGCATTCTGAAACTTATATACTTTCAATACGCCTCCGCCTTCTTTAGCTAATTGTGAGACAGTTAGAGTCCCAGTATATGAATTTATTTTAGACATACTACTGCCCCTGACATTGCCAGAATGTGAGTTCAGGGTTTCCATCCAACTTTCTAAATAATTACGGACCGACATGTCCTCATCATTATAAATGGTATTAGTCCATTGTTGTGCGTCTCTATTGCCGGGTATGGTAATAGGTCGACCCATATAAGTAACACTAGAAGTAGTGATTGTTGATGATGGAAGAGATGCTGCTTTACATAAATATTGAAACTTATCCTCTGAACCTTTAAGACCTTTACCCGTTATTGTCACTTCAAATAAAGACGATAATGCTCCACCGCCAACTAAATTTGACGTGAATGTGTTTATATCAAATGCCATTTTGTTTTTCTCCGATGACTGTGTTGAAATAAATAGGGAACGAGTATTTCAAGTCACCGTCTATTCCCTATTTATTATATTTATATGACTATTTTTCTTATGTATTTGTATTATCCGCCAGTAATTTCACTAAATTCTACTCCAGAACGTACTGCTACAAACTGTAATTGAATAAAGTTAATTGACCGTGCGGGTTTAACATAAATATCCCCACGAAATTCATTTCTATCTACGACCTCACCTGTATTGTTACTTTCGTCACATACAACAGCAAAATCTTGTATTCCACCTCTCCCTTGAACATCTCTCAAAAAAGGCTCTACAGTTGAGACAAATCTCGAACGAGTAAATGCATCATTGAATTCAAACAAGAATGATTTAGACATATTAGCAATAGATTTTTCTAAAAGAATGAATAATCTACGAACATTAATGCGATCAAATGCACTAGGTTTAGCCAACAATGTCTTATCACCAAAAAGAAGAATGCCTTGTCCCGGCATACCCACTACAGGGTTAATACCTTTTTTATAGAGTGCATCTCTCTGGGTTTTATTTGGATTAAAAGGTAACTTAATAGCATTTCTGATGTTTCCTCTTACTGATCCTGCTGGTGACCAAAAAGGGTCTCTAGTTTCATCTGTAAAAGCACAACATCCGGCTATATCACCATTCAACGGAATATATCTATAAACATCATTATATTTATCATACATATATTTCCAACCCGAATCTAATACTGCATAAGAAGAACTTGGCATAGAATCTCTGAAAGATTTAATGTCTTGTATTTCATTACCTGCATTATTAACAACATTTGCTTGTGTTGGAGAAATAAATGCCACACAATCTTTACGATATTCGGCAATATTATTGATTGCATAAATCGCAGTTGCTGCGCTGGCGTCCGCTGTCATCAACAACGTCACATCTACTTCTTCTGTATTTTTAAATTCATCTAATCCTGTTTGTATATTACCATCAGTAGAAGCAGAACCGGCACTTCCACCAGTTAAACTTCCTGTAACTATAATACCTTTGGCATTAAAGTTACCGGTAGATATTCCACCCCAAGCTGTGGTCCCTAATGCCGCATCAGCATCT